AGCTGGTCCTGGTCCGCGAGTGACAAAGACCCGTTCCGATAAATCTCCGCATAACCTGGGCGGGTTTTTTCTGGGGAATTTTCTGGCTCAAGTATTCTTAATCGCGTGTCCCGGTAAACTTTCGGGTCACTGACCTGCGCCGCATCCGCCTCCGATTTCAACAGGCGCTCAAAATGTTTGAAGTCCGTGACATCAATGGACTCATTCTCCGCAAAACTCTGGAGGGTGTCATAGTTCAAAGTTCCTTTCTGCATCATCCCGGAAAGCATCAGGAAAGTGGCGTCCTGCTGGTCTTCCAGTTCCCGCTCATCGGATATCCTCTGCTCATTGGTTGCCTTGACATTTGCGCGGACGCTGGCATTCACCAGGGACTGCATTGATGCAAACTGACTGGGGAGGAGTGCGTTTGCCTCAACCAGCATATCCAGGTAATCCTGGGCGCCCTCTGAATCCAACATCGCTATCCGGCTTTTTATGACTCCCTGGTGGAGCCTGGTAGTGTCCTTTGCTGTTGCGAAGGCAATCCCTTTCGCGTCCAAACCTGCCGCCGGTCCTATCTCCCGGTGAAGGGCGTGAATCTTTGCCACCTCCTCCATGATAATGCTGTCAGTGTTAAAATATTGAGCGGCCTTGTTTATGGACTGCTCCACCCTCAAATCATTCCCGGCCTTGGCAGACGCGGTACGCTGGGAAATTTCATGGTCGGCAATCCCACCGACAAACGGCGCCCTCCGGCTCCGCATATACCTATCCACCGTCTGTTTCTGGAACTGGGACAGTTCATCATAGGTCTTATTGAACACCTGCGCTTCTTCGGATGCCTGGACCCCATCTGGCAGGCCCCTGGTATCGTAAAATTCTGCGGCCCTGTCCTTCGCTCCATAGGCGTTGATGCCAAGCTCGGACTTATAAATATCCGTTCCCTGGTTGGTTACTTCATCCCAGAGCGCCTGACCGCGGGATATTTTATCTAAATCCTCGTTGTCCTGGAGCTGGTTCAGCAGCTTGACGGTGCCATCCGCCGTATTCTTAAAAGTATTGAGCATTAACTGGCCGGTGGTCCCGGTCAGCATTTCCGGCGTGACGGATGTAGTTATCCTGTTAATTCCACCCCGCTGCTGCCTTACGCTTGTTGTTTGAAGTATTGTAGGCATTATGCTGTGGTCACCCTTCTATTTTGTCGCGCTAATATATCGAATATTGACTTGCTTGTGGCTCCCATAGCGGTGATAAGCGCATCGGCATCCGGGTTCACTTCATTGGCTGCGGACCGGAAAATATCTGCTTGGGACAACACATTGAACTCCTCAACCTCCAGGCCCAATATCCGGCGCTTTTCGTTCACCCGCATATCACCCTGGTCGGAAACAGAATTTATCATGCCAGCTAATACAATGTCCCTGGCGGACCCGCCGCCTATAAGAACCCCCCTGTTAGCAGCGGCTGGGACCAGCCTCCTAATTTCCCTCCAGTCCTTCCGGAGTTTTGCCTGACGCTCCTTATTGCTGATAAACACTTCATCGCTGATAGATGACTGAATAAGAGCTGCCGTTGCTTCCAAGGTGGCAGCGGAATGCAGGTAGGCGTTCCTTCTTGCCGTGGAAGTCTCCCTGGCCTGCTCACCTTCAACGAAGTCACCAACACCGCTAAAAATGGCTGATACCGCCTTCGGGTTCTTTTTAAAAAATCCTAGGGCCTCGTCCAAGTATCCACCACTACCCCCTCCTAGAAAACTGAACAGGCTGGAACCTCCACCTCCGGAAGAAGTCGTGGCCGTAATCTGTCCAAGCTGTCTCCCGGTTCCTCCGGAATGCCCGGATACTGTCGCGGTATCAAATGCCATTCTGCTTCTCCTTATTCACTGAATTCGCCTTCCCAGACCAGCGAAAGTATTGTAATTGGTGAAGGGTCCGTTTTTCTAATTGCAATCTGCCCTCCCCTGGACCACTTCGGGTCCAGAACTATTTCAATCTCATTGGTCATCATTGCCGTTGGAGAACCATAGACTTCGCTTGTTCTCTGGGCAAACTCCCGCAGGTGGTCAAAATCCGGACCGGCAAATATCCCCCTGGCTTTATCAACTCGGAGGTGGACACTGGTCGGACTTTTAAGTCTCCCGGCCCCCACCGCCTCAATCTTGGAATGGACCAGGGGCAACGTCTTCAAGTCGCAGGTGTACGGCAACCCAATATGCGCCCTGGCAACTCCGGCGTCCAGAGTTATTGTCCCGGCTGCGGTAACTGTCTGGGATGCAATCACGGACCCGTCCCCGAAAATTGTCACGGATTCCCCAACCAGGTGGTGCAGGCCGCTAATCGTAGTGACCTCCTTCCTGGCTTTCCCACCGGAAACATAAGCGCTATAACCTGACCCGTTAATATTAACCGGGGTTGTCTCATTGGTGTCCTGGAGTTCAAAGGTGTTGGTGGTCTTATTGTTCAAGGTGTAGCGGTTTCCGTTCAGTTCCGTCATTCCGGTGTCCGTCCCTCCTATACCAGTCAACCCGATAATCTGAACCACATCCCCATCGGAAAACCCATGCGCGGTTGCCGTAACGACAACCGGGTTGGCGACAGTTGCCCCGGTTATGGTAACCGGAGCGTCCAGGGATAGCCCAGAATCCACATGGAAAGCGTCCTGGACATCGGTGAAAATCCTGCTGTGCATCAACTCCACAAACTTCCTGGTGACCCCGTTGATTCTCCGCTCCACAATGAAGTAGGCCACCTTCTCCCCGTTGGACTCCGGGATGGTGCAAACGGATTTAAAGTTTCCGTCCGTTTCATGCTGGTGCCAGCCCAGGATGTCCGGCTTCTGTCCAGACACATAGGTCAAACCAATCAATACCCCGTCTTCCCGAACAATCCAGATTATCGAAACCGGAGCGCTGGAATAGGCCCAGTCATCAAAAGTGTACCCGTCAAACAGATGTGGAGCCACTATTGAAATATCTCTGGCTTTAAATTTATCAGTTTCAAAGGTGAAGTTCATATCGTAAACATGGGCGCCCTGGTCCGCAATAAACAGGACCGCATCCCCGGAAATCAGGGGCTGGTTTTTAGTGGCCCCGATATAACTCTGCGGCCTGACGGCCACGGTGCTTGGTGTCAGCGCATCAGAATTCTGTGTGAACTGTTTCCATTCCCCGGCAGATGTAAACATTAACAGGTCGTCTAATGGGACGAAATGGCGAAGCTCATTGAACTGGGTTGAGGACAGGGAAAACTGGATAGCGTCAGAGTCCTGGGATGGGATGGACTTGGACAGGTTCCCACCGGACCCAGCCCTGGACATCCAGACGGTCTGTGGGTTGTTATTTGTCGCGCCAAATACCCTCCTCTGTTCATGGTAGGAAACAGCCGAAGGATAATTGTTGGTGGACCCAAACGGTGTCTGGTTCTCCGGCGGAGATACCAGGAGGTCCGCGGTGATATTGTTATCCGCAAATGCAAGGTCCGGCGTTTGCCCAATGAACCCATGAACCCCATTGTCTTCCTTGTAAACATTATACCTTACCGCACCGGTGACCGCGTTCCAGGCAACAGTGTTTTTATTTGCTGCTACGGACAGGTCATTGTTAGTTGAATCGGAGGTGGCGGAAGCCACTGACTCTTCCAGGTCACCGGAGTCCAAGGCGGTCACAACGTATTGAGCTATCCCTGTTCCAGATGACGGGGATTCCGTAACCGAAAGCCCAGTCGGAGCGGCAATGCTTGGCGCAAAGGTGATGTTGGCAATGGACCAGTTCGCAGCCCCTGTCCTGGAAATTTCCCTGGGGACATAGGTTGGGTGGACGATGGTCATAACGTCCGCGGACTGGGCATAGCCCAGGTCGAACAGGTCCGCCGTGGCGTAGGTAGTGGTCAGCTCAAAGACGGAAGCAGAAGTGCCAGCTGACCCATAAGTTGTATAAGCAGAAGAATTTATGTTCCCATCCTGCAGATCAGTAAGTTCGAAGGTATGCGTAGTGACACTCTTAACCTTAAAGTACCGGCCATTTAGTTCTGTCATTCCAACAACCCCTGATATATAAACCTCCGTCCCATTCGCATAACCATGAGTTGACGCTGTTACCACGCATGGATTGGCCCTTGTAGCCCCTGAGACTGTCTTGTTCGCATTTAAAACCGTCCCCCCTTCCGTGTGTACTCGCATATATAGATTACCGAATTCCAAGGCATACGCTTGGCTGGAATTGAATATAAACGGAATCATCCTGGTAGCCGTGGAGCCGCCGTTCTTTACCTCCTTGACAAACTGGAGGCCAGGGCGGTTTACCGCTGGACCGTGAGGCAGGGGATAGAAATTCTTACAGGTTTCCAGGCCGGTCTGGTAATGGTTAAGGTCAATCCGTCCCAGCATTTCCGGGGCAATCTCTCCTCCGCCAAATGACCTCTGGTGGGTTCTTGGCATCAGATTCTCGCTTTTATCCCGCTGGGTTGATAAGTCTTTTGGTTCAAGTCCAGCTTCCCTTGCTTCCCGGCGTTGGCGTCCTGCGTTGCCGCGGACCCAAGGGTAAACAGGTATTGTTCAAAGGAAGTCTTTTTTATTTTGGTTTCCCTGGTAATTGGGACGGCCAGGTAAGAGGCCAGGAGCCAGGATAAAGCGTGGATAAATTTAGAGGGAAATTTTGTTGTGTCGGTGATGTCAACGGTGTACCAGAGTTCAGCATCATCCGTATCGGTCAAAATGATGGTGCCGTGAGTCTCATGGCTTTCAATCTCAAATTTAATCGGGGTGTTGTAACTCTCCGGGACCACCTGCCTTGCCACCAGGAAAGGGTTTGGGATGGTGTACCAATATTCCCACCCGGAAGGCGCATCCCCGGAAATCTCTGATAAAAGGACCCGGCGTTTAGCAAATCCCCAGTTGTGGTCAGACAGACATTCCTTCCTTGCAATCGGGTAATACTTGGCACATTGAGCAGCCTGGGCGGACCCATCAGGTGGGGCAATAGCGGTAATCTCCGCCGCGTCCCCAATGTGGCCCAATGCCAGGTTGCATATTTCAATCACGGAGGCCATGCTTCAACTCCTATCGTTTAGAGGGTTTCATTCTCCCTTTGTTCTTCTTTTTAACGGCCTTCACCGCCTTGGCCGGTTTCTCCGGTTCATCAAACTCCGGCATTAGTTCAGGCTTGGATTCTCCAATGGGTTCCTCCCAAGGCTTTTTTTCACCATGAGAATATATGTTTCCACCAGCTTCTGTCCCCTTTACCTTTGAAGTGAATGGCATGGGTTCTTTTTTTTTAATCACTTCGTCTGGCTCACTCATCCACTTGCCGCGGTCTTCTTCCTTATCAATCTCAAAAACATCCCCCGGCCTGCGCCTGGTAATATAGTAACCAGAAGCTATTGCCTTGACTTTGATGCCCATGTTATTTCTCCAATTAAATTAATTCTTATTATTCTTATCTTTGGGTGCTATTCTCTTTCTTTCTTGTTTTACCCACTTACTTGTTTCAATTTCTTTCTGAGTCTTTTTTCTTGGCTTTGCCTTGGGATGTTCTTTTTCAACCGTACCCCTGGTTCTATCAATCATTTCTTGCATTTCTTTTTCCAGGTCGCTCATTTCACT